ACCAACTCTAGCCACATGACTGCCGGACTTGCTCTATCCTTTTTATCCCCAATCCTCTTCCTAGCATTTATATGCTTAATCCGTTGCTCCCGTCAAAGAAGAAACGAACTGCTCACCATGGCACTTCGCATACCGTTGACGGCCGTGTTCTTCCTGCTAAGCCTTCCGGTTTATGCAGTCTGTTACTTCCTGCATTACACCTTGCTGGCGTTCATCACCGCCAGTGAGGCTTACTTGTATGTTGTGGATGGTGCAATTGCCCCGTATCTTGAAGACGTCGACCTAGTCTTCCGAACGCAAGGCATCTGTAAAGGCAAGTTATTGCCAAATGCCATTCCCGGACAATTAACTGCTGAGTTATTGTTCTCCTTCGTGCCAAAAGTGTGCATGTGGTTTTTGAAATTATTCTTAGCCGCATGTCTGTTGACTGCCCGCCATTACTTAAAATTTCTGGCGCTGCTCGTCACGCTTATGGTCGGACAACATTTCGAGTTCTTCACGCTCCCGCTGTTAAACTACGTGTACCTTGGGTCTTGCCTATTCAATTCTTGTGTCTGGGCATACATCCTTGCTGGTCCTGAACGCCTTGCTCTTTTGCACCAACTTGTCAGTTGGCTGCTCAACGACAATGGCCGTCCCTCTCAAGACTACACACAGGTCCGCAGTTTATTCCGCAAACAACAAGTACCATTTGTTGCTTCCATGCCCGGTCACCCGCATCCCTTGGCGGCGACTGAGCGTTCCGGCGCCCGATTTATGATGGATCTCCTTGCGCGTTCCCTGAACTTAGTCAACTGGCAGTATATGCCGTCTTCCGTTGACCAGTTCAAAGGCGCAGTTGGATACCGAACCATTTGGTGCGCTAAGGACTTGACCACCCAATACCAAAACGATAAAGTTACGTCAAATTCCGTGATTTCTATGGTGGATGTTGATTACTATATTGACATGCCTGCATTGTTCATTAAATATGCCCTGAACCCAGTGTGCATATGGACATTCAACCCCAAAGAAGCTGGACGTAACAACGACCATGAATCGACCTGGTACTGGGACCGCTTCGCAAACGTGCATTCTTATGCCGCAGGCGGTGGTCAGTGGACCCACAAAGTATGGAATTACTTGACGTCTGACGGCGACCATGTCGCGCACTTTGGCTGGAAATGGCTATCCTTTATACCCATTTGTCCAACTTTCAACGTGCGCTGCGTCGACCGACGCAACACAAGCTCTAACAGACAATTGTTACTTTTCACACCGATCCGCTCCTTCTGGGGACTCGACGCCATTCTGAGCACTTTCGTGACTGACAGCAAACCTCTCGAACGCATGAATCCCATTGTGGAAAATGTAGATGAGAAAGGCCGTCGCACGTTGTGGGCTCGCATTGAGTCTTTGACGAAGAACCCGACAGTTTCAGTAGCATACATTGGACGCTACGCAGACACAGCTCTTACGAGTACCTTTATTGAAAGTACTGAACCGTATTGCTCTGCTACCGTTTCACTGGATTGTTTGGCAGCTCTTTGCCAAATGCGCTTAACACGTAACGAAATTTCCGCCGGTCAGGTGGAACGAACTCTCACCGAGTACTCACGAGACAAACAAGTACCAAGTCCAATCGATATTGCCATTCTTGTCCACTACTTGAACTCCTACCCTACGAAAGGCGGAGCTATTGTCTCACCGGTGTTTGTTTCTGTTGCTAATTTCGAACACTATGGAACTACACATGACGCTAAGCCCTCAGTCTCAGCATTTATGTCACCAATTGTACGCCGCGCCGCTGCTCCAGTGCGCAGCGAGAACAATGACAAGAAATGCGTCAACGACCGCGTCAATAAGGTTCGCAGCAAGCCACTTCAGGTGACACCAAACGTCGCCAAAGCCATGGACTTCTTAGCCAAAAAGATCCTAGGTAATGAACGTGGCAAGCTCGTCCCACTGCAACAGGAAGAAGTGATTGCACTCCAAAACCGGCCCACCCAACGACTTCGCAACTACCGTTGGTTCATCTTTGTGGGTCACATCGTCTCATTTGTGATTCGTGCTTTCCAAAAATCGGAGTCGTATGACGACCCGGAAAAGGCACCAAGAAACATTTCTCAAATGAATGAAGAAGACGCGTTGGAATACTCGCGGTTCACTTATGCAATAGCCAAGCTCTTCAAGAGCCACAAGTGGTACGCATTTGGTAGAAAACCGAAAGAAATCGGACAACGTGTCGCAGACATTTGTCGAGGCGCAAAAGCAGGTGTACAACTTGCTGATGCTTCGAAAATGGATGGAACGATAAGTGTCGTCTTGCGCAGCTTCGAGACACTTTTGTTGCAAATGGCTTTCACGCCGCGCTGGAGAGATATGGCCACACACTATCACCAGCGGGGCTTCTTCAATGAAGGCCGCACACAATTTGGCGTTAAGTACACCCAAGGCACCGGCCGTGCCTCTGGTTCGCCCGAAACATCTTTGTTCAACACGTTAGCTAGTCTTCTGCTCATTTTTCTGGCTTACGTTGACCAAGGCTTGTCGTATGAGCAAGCATGGACGAAGATAGAAGAAGGCTGTTTGGCCGGCGGTGACGATCTAGTCGCCGCTGACCTCGAGTCTCGCAACGTGCTTAGCGCTGCCGCGAAGTTAGGGTTGGTCATGAAACCAAACTTCGTTGACCGAATGCAAAATGGCGTAAATTTTCTTGCGCGGTACTATGGACCTAATGTATGGTTTGGTGATCCGAACTCATGCACAGACATACCGCGCGCGATTAGCAAGATACATGTCACGACATCGATTGACTCCGTCACCCCTTTGGCGAAGTTTACCATAAAGATCATGTCGTTGGCTGCAACAGACAGGCAGACACCAATTATTTTTGAATTGGCAAATCACTGCGCGAAGTGGAATTTGACAGAGACCACGCTACGCAAAATGTCTGACTTGCACTACGCCGAGGCGCACAAGGCAATTGGCTCATGGTGGAGCCAATTCTCGCCGGTGGACCAATACAAGAACATCTTTGAAGATTGGATGGTTGACCACCTAGAGAAAGGATTACCGGACTTCAACTACACGTATTTCATCAATGCTGTGGAAGACTTGAAGCGACCCGAAGACGTGCTTGCACTGCCATTGTGCGACGCGTCAACACTTCTGGAATCTGAAATCACCTCCGTCAATGGCGACGCGGCACCAAAAGCAGAAACCGCGCCAGCAAAGGACATGCGCGAGAACGTGACTCATGCGAAAGCACTGTTCTCGGCCAACGCAACGGCCATTAAGTCCGGCAAACCATTGACCGCAACAGTTGAGAGCACAAACCCATTTCACGTGCCTGTGAGCCGCAACGCAGCAGCAAAAGTGCTGCGCGAAGGCAAACGCACACTCGTGATAGGCCTCGACACCAATAAGTTACACGCGACCTGGAAGACGAAGGAAGGTGAACATCTTTGTTCCTCCGCTTTTTCAGAACAACTGAGCAAACATCCAAAACACGTCGTCAAGGAATTTGACGGCGCCATTGTCTGGACGCCCTACTGCTCAAGCGCTTGTCGCTGCAACTTGCTTGGAATCTTTTTCACCAAAAATAACAATAAAAACAAAAACAAAAAGAAAACACACACCAAGCCTCCACTGTTGCCTACACCGCAAGCCAGCCCCGCGCCCTCCCATGACCCCGACGAAGACGTCGAGGACAAGGCGAGCCAATAAGCGCGCGCTGGCGAACCGACACCACCACACCCTCACCATTGAGTAGTCCGTGTATTTCACGATAATAAGCTGCGCACGGCGCGCCCTACTCACAACACTTTTCACTCGCACCCTCAGGAACACTTCACTCTGGATGGCTACCAGAGCTCCTCCCCACAATTCTCACTGAAGAACCTGACACCGTGGAACACCCTCCACCGCCCGAGCCCCAACTGCGCTTTTAGCGCTCGCAAAATAGGC